AAAAATGGAAGAGATTAATTGGACACAGGAGATGATGCTAGAAGTCGGGTTGAAAGAACCTGATGACTTTCTGAAGGTAAGAGAGACTCTATCTCGTATTGGCGTTGCATCTCGTAAAGAAAAGAAACTGTATCAGTCATGTCATATTCTGCATAAGCAGGGTAGATACTACATTGTGCATTTCAAGGAACTATTTGCTCTTGATGGTAAGAACACAAATCTGACAATCAATGATATTTCTCGTAGGAATACGATTGCAAATTTGTTGAAGGATTGGGGTCTAATCGATGTTATTGGTGAACTTGGTGAGATGGCTCCTCTTAGTCAGATCAAGGTATTGTCATATTCTGAGAAGGGTGATTGGACACTAGAAACCAAATATAACATTGGAAAGAAAAAAGAAGGCTAATGGAAAAGTTCAAGTCATTCATCACTGAGGCAAAAGAAGAACCATACAAGTTATTGATTCTGTCTCATGATGACCCGTTTGACCCAAATGAAACTGGACCAATGGTTCGCAAGAAAGCATCTGAGTTAGGTATTGAAGTGTACCTTGCTGAGTTTTCTGGAATGTACATGGAAGACAAGGGTAAGGACCAATTGGTATATTCTTTTCCTGTGGATGATGATGGTAAGGTAGAACTGCCCGGTATGAAAGATGATGCTGAGTATGATAAACCATTTCGCATAAATCCTGAGAATACACTGGTTATGGCCAGAGGTATTGGTTCTACTGTTAAGACAGGTAATCTGTCTTGGCGAGTTGCTTGTCTCAATCTGGAGAGTCAGGGTTACACTCTTATAAATCCTGTTATATGTCATGACATTTGTAATGACAAATGGTACAACCAGATTGTGTTTCAACAAAATGATATTCGTACACCAAACACAGTTCTAGTTCGCCATTCAGAAGGTGCTGAGGATGCAGCAGAAAGATTGGGTAATAAGTTCCCGATGATTCTCAAGACCGCTGTTGGGTCACGGGGTGTTGGTGTTATCTGGATTGAAAGTCTAAAAGCACTTCATAGTGTTATTCAGTTGCTTCACAGGGAAGATGAATATGTTGATATTCTTCTTCAAGAATATATAAAGACAGATTATGATGTTCGTGTTATTATTGCAGCTGGTGAAATTCTAGGTGCAATCAAAAGACCTGTCGTTGGAGATGACTTTAGAAGCAACGTCTCACAGGGATCAGAACCACAAGCACATAAATTGACAGAACGTGAAGCACAGGAGTCTTTACGAGCAGCAGAATCAGTTCAAGGTCAGGTTGTTGGTGTTGATTTTATTCCTGCAAAGAATAGAGACAAGGAAAGTCCATATTTTATCGAAGTCAACTCTACTCCCGGCCTGATGGGAATAGAGGCAGTACTTTCGAAGTCTGCTGCAAAACCACTCATCAAAGGTCAGGACCGTAGCATCACTAAAGAAATTTTGAAGATGTATATGAATCGTGACAACTGGACCCTTGACAAATCTACGGAAACCTGATATAGTCTTTATATGAACTTTTACACAAACGTATTGCAATACGGTAACTCCATTCTTGTTCGTGAAGTCAGGAATGGAGAACGCACGACTCGCAGAGTTAAATATGAACCTACGCTGTTCGATCTGGTCAATACCCGTGAGGAGACTGGCTACAAAACTCTGGATGGTCGGAGTGTAAAACCACACCATTTTGATTCAATCAAGGAAGCCAAACAGTGGGTATCTGATCGTGAGAACCAAAAAGACATTATGTTTGGTAACACACAGTATCCTTATTGCTGGATTGCTGATGAGTATCCTAAACAGATTGATTGGGACTTGGACCAGATGCTCATGGTCACCATCGATATTGAGGTGGAGTGTGAGAACGGTTTCCCCAAACCAGAAGATGCAGCAGAACCTATGCTGTCTATCACTCTCAAAAACCACCAGACTAAACGCATCGTTGTTTGGGGTATCGGTGAGTTCGTCACAGACCGTGATGATGTAACCTATGTGCAGTGTGAGAGTGAAGTACATCTGTTGAAAGAGTTCCTAGCATTCTGGGAACGACACACACCTGATATTATCACTGGTTGGAATACAGAGTTCTTTGATATTCCCTATCTCTGCAATCGTATTCGCAACGTATTTGATGAGGAAGAAGTCAAACGTCTGTCTCCGTGGAAGAACGTGTTTGCCCGTGATGTGTATCAGATGGGCCGTACTCACCAAGTCTATACTCTGGATGGTATCGCTGCGCTGGATTACTTTGATCTGTATCGTAAGTTCACATACACCAATCAGGAGTCCTATCGTCTGGACCACATTGCGTTTGTCGAACTAGGTGAACGCAAGGATGGCAATCCCTACGAGACATTCCGCGAGTGGTACACTAAAGACTATCAGTCGTTCATCGAATACAACATTCAAGATGTGGAGATTGTTGACCGTCTTGAAGACAAGATGAAGCTGATTGAACTTGCATTGACGATGGCGTATGACGCAAAGGTCAACTTCACTGATGTGCTTGGCACTGTGAGGTATTGGGATATTCTCATCTACAATTATCTGCGCGAAAGAAACCTTGTAATTCCACAGAAAAAAGAACACAAGAAGGTAGATAAGTTTGAAGGTGCCTATGTGAAAGACCCACAGGTAGGTATGCACAAATGGGTTATGTCGTTTGACTTGAATTCTCTGTATCCCCATCTTATCATGCAGTACAACATCTCACCTGAGACACTAGTAAACAAGGACGCCGAACTTGTTGAGGGTATGGTGGATAAGATGTTGGCAGGCAAGGTAAAGAACGACACAGAGTATTGCATGACGCCCAACGGTGCATTCTTTCGCAAAGACAAACGTGGGTTTTTACCAGAACTAATGGAGGGCATGTATAATGATCGTGTCAAATATAAAAGACGTATGCTCGAGGCTCAACAAGAGTATGAAAACACTGGGAAGAAGTCTCTACTCAAAGACATTGCCCGATACAACAACATCCAAATGGCGAAGAAGATTTCTCTCAACAGCGCATATGGTGCTATTGGTAACAATTGGTTTCGTTATTTTGATTTGCTGGTTGCCACTGCAATTACTTCATCTGGTCAGTTGTCTATTCGGTGGGTTGAGAAAAGTCTTAACATTTATCTTAACAAAATCTTGGAAACGAAGAACGTGGATTACGTTATTGCTTCGGATACAGACAGCGTATACATCACTTTTGACGGGTTGGTTAGTAAGGTGTTTAAAGAGGGAACAGACACTAACACTATTGTCAATTTCTTGGACAAGGTTGCAAAAGAGAAGCTGGAACCTTTTATTGATAAATCTTATCAGGCTCTTGCTAAAGTAACCAACGCATACGAACAGAAGATGGAGATGGGTCGCGAGGCAATTGCTAACAAGGGTGTGTGGACTGCAAAGAAACGCTACATTCTAAACCTGTATGACATGGAAGGTGTGCGATACAAAGAACCTAAACTGAAGATTATGGGTATCGAGGCAGTCAAGTCTTCAACCCCTGCACCATGTCGAGAGAAGTTGAAGGAAGCATTGACAATCATCATGGGCGGTGATGAGAGAATGCTAAATACCTTTATACAAGAGTTTCGTGAGGAGTTCATGGCATTGCCACCAGAAGACATTGCATATCCACGTTCATGTAACGGTGTTACAAAGTTTCGTGGGACAGATCGATTGTTCCAGAAGGGAGCTCCTATCCATGTGAAGGGTGCNATTCTCTACAATCATCTTGTGAAGAAAGACAAACTTGATAACAAGTATCCCTTTATTCAAGAGGGTGANAAGATACGGTTTATTCATATGAAAGAACCAAACATCTATCAAGCATCTGCATTTTCTTTTATCACAAAATTACCAAGGGAACTTGACATTATGGACAAAATAGACTATGATACACAATTCACTAAGGCTTTCGTTGAACCACTTCGATTTATCGCAGAGAAGATGAATTGGTTGATTGACGATAGTTACGGCACACAAGGAACACTAGAGGACTTTTTTGGATAAGGTACTTGACTTATTATGATTAAAGTGTTATATATAGCTATACTACGCAAGAACTATCGAAAGTGTCTAATGGACTTAAATTCGATAGGAAATGCACTAACCCGGCCACTGGCCACAAGGTATACTCTTGACAAGTATACTGGATTAGGAGAATAAAATGTCTATGATTACTAAGCCCTTTATGGGCGAAACTATTTCTATTGATAAATACGATACTCTATTTAATGCAGAAGACCCAATCCGCAACAATCGTTACAAGAAAGGTACATTCGTTCGTTTTGAATGGTTGTTTATTGGTGATTGGAAAATTGATGACCCTCGACTTTCTAATGTAGGTGTAAAGGCAGAGCAGAACAAAGGTTCTGCATCTGATGAAATGGCTTATGAATTTGAAGTCAATGGTTGGGATATGGGCTCATTCCCCCCAACCCAAGGTACTGATGGCGATATTCGTGATGGTCGCACAAGAATTATTGCTGCCATCAAAAAAGGTCAAGAGTGGATTCCTGTAGCCCTATACAATTTTGAAGTAACTGATACCCCTGTGCTGGATAAAGTTACGGAAGGCCTGCGGGCAAATCCTCAAAAACCAATGACACGTTCTACAACAGAAGACTTTGTTGTTGCTGGAATTGCAGCGATTGATGCTGGAGAACTTGATCGTGATGACCCAGATGCAATTATGGATTGGTTGGTAAATGATGCCGATATCGGTGTTCGTTTTTCTAACGAAGGTGGTCACTATACACGCATTGTAAACTGGATCATTGAAAGAACTGCTGGTAAAGATAATCTTACAAAGGTTTTGGATCGTGAAGAATGGATGACCTTTGTAGATGGAGTACAGGGAATCAACTCTAAATCAGTTGTTCTATATAAGGCTGATGGCGGAAAGGCAGCTGCTCACTTTTGGTGTGAACAGGTATTACCAAATGCATCAGGAACAGTCAACTTGGTAATCTACTCAATGGCACTTACACCAGAAAAGTGCTCAAAAAATGTTGAGGGATTTATTGATGACTTAACAACTTTGTATAAACAAACTTATGGTATAGTCAATGCTGATCTTACGGGTGACAGTCCTATGGCGAAGATTGTGCTTGCACCACCATCACAACTTCCTTTTAATGTATTGGGAGTATGTCCTAACCTCAAACGTGGTGATCAGTCTAGATATTTTGAGGAGAATCTTCTTGTAGATTACGATCAATATATCATTGACGGTTCACCTATTTCTAATGTACTAAAAATTGTTGCATGAGTTATAAACCCTACACACTAAAAGACGTATATGATGCGTCTAGTCAAGAGAAGTTCAAAGTCATCTCCACCTTTGCGGGTGGGGGTGGCTCTTCTACAGGCTATCGTCTGGCAGGTGGTAAAGTTCTTGTCATCAATGAGTTCGTTGAGGAAGCACAGAAGACCTATGCTGAGAACTATCCAGACACGGTTATTCTACCCGGCGATATCAAGGAACTCAATGGTAAGGATTTCCTAGATGCAGCTGGTGTTGGTGTAGGTGAGATTGACATCCTAGATGGCTCACCGCCCTGTTCAGCATTCTCTGTGGCAGGTAAACTATCTCACAATGTACACGAAGAAGAACGTGTTGATCTGTTTGGTAATGTGACTGTTGAGAAAGTGTCTGGTAAGCACTCTGATGGCTGGGGTCAAACCAAGAATTATTCTGATGGCAAGTCTGTAACGAATATTGAAGACCTGTTCTTTGAGTTTCTACGAGTTGCAGAAGAAATCAAACCAAAGGTTATTGTCGCAGAGAATGTCAAGGGATTGACTATCGGTGAGGCCAAAGAGTATTTTAACAAGATACTCAACACCTTTGAGAAGATTGGTTACGAGGTTTGCGCTCAGGTGTTGGACAGTCGTTACTATGGTGTATCTCAAACAAGAACCCGTGTTATCTTTATTGCTGTGCGTGAGGATGTTGCAGAGAAGGTTGGACTAAATTTTATGACTATCTCTCAGGTATTCCCTGAGCCAGATAGTGATATTATTCCTGTCAAGGATGCAATGATTGATTTGGAGTATGACCCCGAAGAGGTAAAGTATCTCACAGATAAATTTACCAACACTGCATACTGGAAACAGACGGGTAGTAAAATGGAGATTGATCCTGATAAAGTTTTGACAGGTATGGATTACCATCCAAAGGGTCATCACTTCAATCTCAAGAGAGTGTCGCAGTATAAACCAGCACCTACCATCACAGCGATGGGTAGTGCAGATACTACTGCTGGTGCGTTTCATTGGATTGAACCAAGGAAGTTGACTTTAGGTGAATTAAAGCGTATAATGAGCTTACCTGATGACTTCAAGTTGACAGGTAAATGGAATCAGAAAGCAGAACGCTGCGGGCGCATGGTGCCTCCGTTGATGATGGAACGAATTGCCTCGGCAGTTTACACTAACGTATTGGAGAAATATAATGGCTGACTTTACATTTGCACACAGGCAAGAAGGTTTTGATGAACACATTGATTGGAGTATTCGGGGGTATAGTGACCTTCTAGATGACGTTGTAAGTCTTTCAAGGTATTTCGTTGAGGCAGATACTAACGTAGTAGACATTGGTTGTTCTACGGGTAAACTCACTGCAAGGATTCTAGAACATAACCATGAGGCTTGTCCTGATGCACAATATGTTGGTGTAGAGGTTGCAGAGGGTTTCTTTGATAATCTTGAAGACAGGAAGATTGCGTTGGATGAGATTTATCCCGATACCTCTGTGAATTTTATTCAAGACGATATTCGTAATTATGAGTTTGAGAATTGTTCACTCATCACATCTCTGTTCACGTTGCAGTTCATGCCGTATTCTTGTAGAGAAGAAGTTATTAACAACATCTATGATGGACTTAACGAAGGCGGTGCATTCATCTTTGGTGAGAAGATTGACACTTCACACAGTCGTATTGAGAATATGTTGCGAACTGTATATTATGAGTTCAAGAGTAAGTCTTTTGATTATGAAGATATTATGCAGAAAGAACTGACACTGAAGAATATGTTGAAGCCCAACTCTTGGTGTGAGATTGAACGTATGCTAGATCAGGCTGGGTTCAAGGCAGTTCAGAGTTTCTGGCAGAATCATCTGTTTATTGGTGCTATTGCTATAAAATAAGCCATTGACATTCTAACATAGACTATGTATAAATATAGGGGATGAGGGTTTCATCCCCTATTTTTTATTTAATGGATATGGAGAAAATGTTACAATGAAATCCACAGGTATATCATAATGATAACACAGTCAGATTTAAATCAAGTAGAGAAGTTTGCTGACCGTCTGTTCGCAAAGGTTGGTATTGATGTGGAGTTCACTCGGCACTTTATGGACCGTGTTAATGATGCTCGTAATAAGAAAGATATTACACCTTCTGAACTGACTCGTCTATTCAAACAGTCTTATTCCAAGTATGGTAAGAAGATAGCACAGCTTGGTCCTGATGCAGAGGCTGTTATCAATGACATGAGGACGAATATCAACATGCCATTTGTTCTCAACCTCAAAGGAAATGAGTTAGAGTTGGTGGCAAAAACTGTTATGCGTAAGAAAGATTTCAAGACCTCTGGTCCTAAAATGTCTTTTGAATCTTTTCTTGCAGAAGATAAGGGTGGTAAGAACCTTCACCTAGAACACATAGAGGATGAAATCCTTAACTATGGTGTTGATGGTGGTAGGGCTGCAATTAACTTCCTACAATCATTGCGTGATATGTTAGCGGGTTCTGCACGTTCTAGTGTAAACATGACGGTTAAGTGGGATGGTGCGCCAGCAATCTTCGCGGGTGTTGAACCAGAGACAGGTGACTTTTTTGTTGCAAAGAAGTCTGTATTCAACGTCTCACCTAAATTATACAAGACCACAAAAGAAATTGATGATG